ACTTGACCCATTGCGTGGCCGGCAGCTACGTAGCACGTGGGATCTAAGTCCGCAGACAACCCATCGTCGCCACCGTACAAGCCTAACTTAGCGTATGCCTCGGCTGGTGAGAGTCCCATCTTGCGATAAGCCAAATACGCACAGAACGCCGCCAACAACGTATTGTCGTTCGACGTGGAGGGCACGCCAGACATCCGGGACCAACCAATGTCATATTTGACCCCGTGACGTGTCCTACCCTGCCTACCGAACTGGCGGGAGATGATTTCCAGCAACTCCTCATGGTACTGCCTTGCAAACAAGCGAAGGTAGGCGCGGTGCTCCAACGCACGGGCCGCCGGCGACACGTGCCCATCCATCCGATTATGGTCGGACTTCATGGCAGATCGCTGCGCTCCCATGCATATTTCCGCAACGCGCTCGGCAACCTCCGCCGGCGTCTTTGAGAAGGCGTACCAGCGTTTCTCCTTCAGCCACTCCGCAAATGTGTACGTATAGCGTGAGAAATTGGCTTTCGTAACATCAGGGATGATCGTAATGTTGCGGGGGTCCGTCGGTTTCTGGTAAGCCTCGCGCTTCAACATCGCATCGCAATGGGGCGCCGAGTCACCAACCGCGGTGGTCATACCCGCTCGATTCAGGATCGATACCTGCGTAGGCCTATTCTGCCGTGCGTACACCTCTGGTATGTCCTTAGGCTGTGCCTGATGGGCCACCGGCATGGCGAGTTCCAAGAACTCGTCCATGCACTTCGACACCCAAGGGGTCACGTCTTGCTGAGAGGCCACATCCTTCACCCTTCCCTGTATGCACTGCTCCTCATTGCCTCGAGTGAGGTCAGGGGCGTAGCAGCCATGTATCAGGGGGGCCATGAATGGGATCATAGACGGAGCTTCCTCGGGTTCGTAGCGACCAAACTGGTAGCGGTTGACACTTTCGTCAACAGGATAAACCATGGGAGTCTTGGCTGTGGTCTTTGCGCGATGGTACTCAACCAGGGCTGCTGCGGCCGCGTCACACTTGACGTCGGCCGTCTGACGCACCTGGGCCAGAGACAACGGGACTGTGGACAGTCTAGCGACCGCCGCTACAGCGTCATCAATGGCTACGGGCACCACGGCGCAATGAAACGCTCCG